ATATACACCTGCCGGATTACCATTGGTAATATCATCGCTAGCGTAAGATTCTTTATCTAAAACAGTTGCATAAACACAAGATTGTGTAGGACCTGAACTATCTGCTTTTACAATTAATCTGTCTCCCTTTTCTACTTTTCTTGCACTTTCTCCTTCAAGTAAAAAGTAAAGCATAGAATCATCATCACCCGTAAAATATATATTACTATATATTACATTATAATTTTCTTGGTCAGGCTTTATAATAAATTTATAATGAGTAGCCCATTCAGGTGCAATCTGAGTTATAGGTATAGTTGCTTTTATTTGATTTTTATTAGCAGATAATCTACAAGGTATAGTTACGGTATTATTATCACTAACAAGACCTGTGGAAGACCTACCAAACTCATCCATATACACCATAGCAACCTCATAATTTCTGTTACTGTGTAGACTTCTTTTATCTCCAAGCAAATTTAAAACTGCTGAAGCAGAATTTATCTGATAAAATTCAGGAAGACTTTGATTTGGATTGTCAGGGTCTGCTGTATCTAAAACATATCTAACATATGGAAACCTAAATCCTATTGTACTAGAAGTAGTACTACTAAATATCTCTATTGCTTTGTTGTTTAACCAAGGAGTTACACCACCTGTTAAGCTACGATACCCACTAGAATATTTAGTTACAGTTCCTGATGTTGTTGTTTTTGTATTTGGTATAGCACAATTAAATATATCTGTAAGTGTAAATCCATCACAAGACTTAGGATTTGTTGGAGTAGGGTCGAATAAAGGAAGTATATTCCTAGGACTGTTGTTTCCTACGCTATCTATAAATTCAATGCTATTTGCTAATTCGTAAATATTGTTATAATCTTTTGGCAAAGCAAAAGAAAATGGCACATCTGTAAATCCTGTTTCTTGACCTGCACTTGGCGTAAGTGCACTTGTTCCATATTGAGAATGACTTATAGTAAAATCAAAAACAATAATAGCACCCTTAACTAAATCGGAATTATCTATACCGCTAAAATCAAAGTCCACCCTTCCATCATTTACATTTACTGTTGCAGGAGTATTGTATGTTGTGTTGCTAATTGTTTCAGGTGCTTCAGTAGATGAATTATCTTCACTAATTAAGTCAACAAAAAATTCAATTTTAGTTGGGTCTAGTCCTCTTGATAAATTATATCCTTCTATATAGTTACCATATATAAGCCTATTGCCCATCATTGTCTGAGCTAAAGCTAACCGTGGTACATTATCGTATAGTCTTAATATTTCAGAGTCAGGTAATATAGTAAATATTTCACTATTATCAAACGTAAAGCTATAATCAGAATTGTCAGGTAATCCTAAATCAGCTTTGTTTAATTTTTCAATTACTTTTATTGTGCTATCTTGAGCATTTTTAAATAATAAATCAATACCTGTAACTAAAGGTCCTCCTGTATTTACAGTTACCCTAGCGGTATTATAATCATTAATCATTCCCTCATTTAGATTACTGTCAAAACTATATCTAAATGCACCGGGATTAAACGCAGGCTCTGAAAATGGAGATGTTGCTGAATAATCGTTATCAGCATATCTATATCTGTAAGCAAAACATATAAACCTATCTTCTAAATATGTCTCTTCTGATGTTGTTTTTTGAAGTTCAACTGAAGGAGAAAGCAAAGGTGGTTTTTTTATAACCTGTAATTCTTCTTCTAATATTTGAGGTTGTTTATTGTAATCAAATGCTGTAGGAATTATAATTACCTGTAATGCAGGGTCAGGGTAGTTTCTTTTTACATTAATAAATCTTGGCGGATTTATGTTGTCTGTAAAAAATAATAAGTCTTCTACTAAATCTATTCCTGTTATAAGATAATCAGAATTAAAATTTAATGTTGTTTTAATATTATCCCTGTTTACACTAATAACGTGATATACTATTTGATTTGTTAAAGTATTATATGATACTATCAAATCAATCTTACCAAGCGGTGCATCATTAGATACCGGGAAATCACTATCGTGAACAAACCAATATATAGTCTCATTAGCTCCATCCTCATATGCACCAATACATCTAGCAGATGTACTCAAAGGAACTCCTTTATATTGTAAAGCAGTTAAACCTAAGTTACCCTTAGTGTTTTCTATTACACCAATCTCAGAGGTTTCAGTAGACCCCATTCGAACATTGATTGCATCTACATATTCGCCATCAGGGATAAGTCGTTCATCAACCGACTTATTCATTCTACCTTTTATGAAGTTTCTTGTAATATTCGCCATATTATTTTAACCACTTATCTTGACCTCTTAGATTCATTAACAATCGTCCCGGATGGATGTTGCTTATTCTTATCTTAGCGTTTCTCAATAAAGCAGTTTTTCTCTTCTGTGCTCTTCGTACAACGTACTCCTGCACATTGAGTTTACTATTTAATATTGCGTATTCAATATATGCATACACATAATCCTCAAATAATTTATTTACACTAATCTTAGAATCATCGCCGCCTTCCATACCATCAGATACATATTCAAGTATACAAAGCTCTCCACTCATACCTGAGCTAAAGTTTATAACACCTGCTGCCTTATCTATCTTAAATGTAGGATTTATATTTGCTGTTTCTGTATTCAAACCATATCGTGCACCGATAGCATAATCAAAATACCAATTACCTTCGTAGAAGTATCCTTCAAACCCATCAAATTGACTCCCCTGATTAAGGTATATGCTTTTCTTTTGGTTTGTAATTCTATCTAAATCAATCTGAGAAAACTGTGGCGATAATGCATTACCATCTGCATCAAATAATATTCTGTTATTGCTATCTTGTAAATATGCAAGTGAAGAGTTTATTTGAATGTTCTCAGTTAATGGTCTCAATAAACCATCTTTATATATATTTACCCTAACCCAATTAACGTAATCTGAAGGCAATATATATCGTAAGGAGTCATTCACATTCAACTCCAATACTTTAAGCTCTTTAAACGCATCGTAATTAAGTTCTTGTATTGCTCGCTTTGCGTGAAACAATACTTTAAACCTTTCCTCGTTATTTACAAGTGAATGGTTTCCATTATACATCAACATAAAGTTGTTGACTATATCATACAAGCTGACATATTGGTATGAACCCCAATTTGCATCTTCAGGGCTTGCCCCTCCATTTTCATAATATTGATACTGTGATAAATATGCCATTATTGTTGATTATCTTTTTGTTCTTCTAAATTAGCAAACTGAACCACCTGAGCTTCTCTTATCTGCATACCTGCATACTGAAGTATTTTAGTAACCAAATTAACTTCATCTTCGATAGGTAGCTCAAAGTCTTGGTAGTCTGACTGTGATTGGTCAAACACAGGCTCTCCACTTGCTAATGTATTATATGTCCACTTAGGGTCTTTTGGATATCTAATGTACTGACTAAATATCTGCCCGGGATTATTTATTGTTTTCGGCAATACTGTTATTGAATCACTATTCAAAGAGTATGCCGGGAAAGTCTTAGTAGGTGCAGTAAGCACAGAATTAGCTAACATACTAATCTTACTATTAGTCACCTTCTCTACTTCGTAGTTTTCAGATTTGAATATTGAATATCCATCTCCGTTAGCAATTACAGGAGGAAATATATTGTCTTCTAAATTAAGTATAGTGTTAGATACATTTGTAATTATTGATTGTTCTAATGTTACTAAATTAACTGCTATATCTCCAACTGCAACAACTCCCGAAAAGCCACTATCTTGCATTGTAAATGCAGAAGGGCTAACTCCATTAAAACCTCCTTTTACAAATGTAGTGTATGCCATTACTCTATTAAGTAAATAGTAATCATCTCCTGTTGTTGCTTGAGATGGTGTAAAGTATCTATTAAATGCTTTTTGGTCAAAGTTTCTTATTGTTGAAAATGTATCTATAGACTCTTCCATACCCTTAGTGTCATCAGCATACCCTGTACCTGATATCCTAGCGTTCTCTTTATTAATAGCTGTATTGTAATCACTAAAGTAATTTTCAAAGATTTCTAGCTGTGCTTGCTTAGCAAACAGATTAAAATCCTGTGGAGATATATATCCATAGTTGTTCTTGTTAAGAACCGAAAAGACTGTATTTCTTACTGAGTTTATCATAATAAACTTTTGTACAAAGATAACAAAAAAAAAGAGTCCGATGAAAAATCGGACTCTTCTGATATATAGTATAATTTACTTAGTTATTAGTTAAAACTAAAACCTGTAATGATTGCTCCTGAAGGTGCTTCAACATTAATGACGTTTGTTGGTCCTATAAACACACCATTTGAAAGACTACCAATTGCATCGTTAATAGATTGTATGTACGATTCAGCAGCAGCATCTGAAGTTAGGCTAGTATTTATATTAAGGTATCCTGAATTAACATCATCAGAATATATAAATCTAATCTCTCCTCCACCTGTGTTTGCTTGATATGCAAATAAATATTTAGATGCATTTAACAAAGAATATGTAT